GTCGAAGACCTGAGACGTGGTGAGCGTGAAATCAGCCGTTCTATGGAGGGTGTTAAAAGTCTCGCCACCACCACGGGTGCTGCACTCACCGCCGCATTTGTTGGTGTGGGTAAGACAGCAGATGAGACCGCCACGCGCGTTAACAACCTGCGCCTGAACACCAACCAGCTTTACACCTCCACGCAATACGTAAATGACTACGGCAACGCCATCCGTTCGCTCGGTGGCAACGCATCTGATGCAGTGGGTGAGATTAGCCGCGTGGAGACAGCGCTAAGCAATCTGCGCAACCGTGGTGACGCATCAACCTTTACTGACCTTGCTTACTACGGCGTGGACATTAACCCGCTGACACAGGCTGAGTCGGGCGGTGACTTCATGGAGCAGCTTGCCAAACAGTTCCCCACTCTGGACCGTCAGCAACAAGCAGGTGTAGTAAGCACACTCGGACTGTCCCCCGCCACTGTGGAATTACTGCGCAAAGGTTCTGATGGTTATCGTGATGTACTTAACCATGTCCACGAAGTAGCCGGATTAAGTGACGACCTGATTGAGAAGTCGAAGCAATATAATGCTGCCATTGGTGAAGCGCAAAACCGCTGGGAAGGTGTAGCAAATACCATTAGTGCAGGCGTGTTACCTGCAATGACCGACATCATCAACAAAGGCTCGGACATTCTCAGCGATGTCATTCGTCCAATGGCAGAGCGGGACCCTGCTGCCACGGGTGCCGGACTTGCTATTACTGGCGCTGGACTAACCAGCACTTTTGCTGCCCCTATCTTATCAGCATTTGGACTTGGTGGTATAGGTGCTGGAGCAGCTGCGCTAGGGGGTCCGCTTACACTGGCTGGTGCAGGTACCCTCGCGTGGAACATGAACCAGCAGGATGTGAAGAACCTGACTGGTTATGAGCTACCCTCTTATCTTTGGGACAAGCAGGTTTTCGATGAGTCACAAGGTGACAGTGCTGGTGGCTTGCTTCACAGCGGTTCTGTGCTGGATAAAGGCTGGCAAGCTGCTAAAGGCTTGTGGAATGCTGACCAGAACGACGTAAAGAATGCGACAGGCTTTGAGTTACCCGCATGGTTATTCCAGAAGAATATCGGTCAATCATCAGAGGGTGACAACACACCAGTTGTTCCACAGATGAGATGGAACGCAGGTGATGCGCTCGACCAGGACTATGAAGCGCAAAAGAAAACGTACATGAATACTGACAGTTATGCACCCGAAGCCCGTGTGAATGATTACAATTCCGCTGAAGCTGTGGGTAATGCTGTGGCGGAAAAGCTCTACGCTGTACCACTCAAAGCGAACGTTAATGTACAGAGTGATTTGCGTGTGGAACTGGACGGGCGTGCGCTTGACAGTAAAATCACAGAAGTGCAGCAGCGTAACAATCAGATGACAGTGGATGACATGCAATCCACCACTGCGAGGTAACGATGAGTATTATCAACCTGTTTACTAAGCAGGCTCCCACAATTGCCGGTTACCAGTTTGATGCCATTCTGGAAGACACGCTGGATGTCTCAGTGGAGTGGACAGTTTACCCCGTGGAATCGGGTGTAAACGTAAATGACCATCGTATCATTCAGCCGGTACGCTGGACGCTTACGGGTGCTGTAAGCAACAACCCGCTAAAGGTCCAGTTAACGGACTTCCTTGCGGGTGGTTTATCTAACCTGACGAACAATCCTTATGTCGCAGCTGTAGCGGGTCTTGCTGCAGGTTTTCTTGCCGGTAGTAATGAAACGCGTGCGTCCACGACGCTTGAGTTCCTGATTAACTTGATGCGCACCGGTGAGCCTTTTGCTATTGATGCGGGTGATATTCAACTGCAGAACATGGTTATCAGCCGCATCGGTCGCACCAAAGACATCACTAATGAAACCGGTTTAATCTTTGTATGTGAGTTGCAGGAACTGATTACGCTTGACCGCCTGCAGAATCTCGCACAACCTACACAGAATCAGCTGCGCGATGGTGACCCTGCTAAATCCGGTATTGCTGGCGTCGTTCAGAAAGGTCAGCAGGTTGCTAAAGATGTGAATGATGCTGCGTCATCTGCAGTTAAAAGTCTTCAGACACAGGTCAATAACGTACTGGATGGTATCTTCTGATGCAGGAAATTCCACTGTCAAATGGTTCAGCCAATGCTCATCAGCGATTCAGTCTGCAGCTTGGCAATAATTATCTGGACTTTGAGGTTGATTACCTTTCATACCTTGACGTCCCCGCGTGGACACTGAGTATTCTGCGTGACGCCACACCACTTGTTCTTGGTGCAATGCTCGTACCCGGCGCAGATGTGGTGTCAGGTTATCGTGCGGACATCGGGCGTTTTGTATTTGTCGGTGACGAAGTAACACTGGATAACCTCGGTGTCAACAATCACCTTGTGTGGGTGAGCGAATGACTGAGCGCCGTCTTTACAGTGTGATTATCAACGGTGACACATACATCAGCGAGAGCGACGCATATCAGTTTCGTGTCGTTTTCGATATCGATATTAACCCCGGTGAAACACTGGCGTTTGGCGACTTCCGCATTTATAACCTTGCAAAAGCTTCGACAGTGGATGCCGGTTCTTCGATTGAATTCCGCGCCGGTTACACCAATCAGGTTGACAGTATATTCAAAGGTTATATTACCAACACGTTCAGAGAACGCGATGGCGCTTCCACAGTGCAGCGCTTTCTGTGTAAGTCAGGCGATCCAGTTCATGACCGGGGTTCGCTTAACTCGTCGTACAGTCAGGGTGTACAATTGCTGGATGTACTTAAAGACATTGCGCAGCAATGGCCTCGTCAGCTTGACATTGATGAAACGCAGTTTAGCGGTATCACACTGACCAGTGGTTATATGGTTGACGGTGATATTCCACAAGAGTTAAATCAGCTGGCACAGGCTTATGACTTTGACTGGCTGCAGGACCGGGGGAGACTTGTCATCACTAAGCGTACTGCAGCGCGTACAACACCTTCCACGGAGATTTCACAGTTCACCGGTATGGTTGGTGTACCAGAAGTAACACGTGGACCCAACGGGCTCGGCGTGTATGTGATTAACCGTCTGAATCCTTACTTCCGTATCAACGGTCGCATTAACATTAAATCAGAGTTCCAGAGTTTTAACGCCGGTAACCTGTTTGTCGTTGGACTGGCCGGTGACGCGCGAGCAACCGGTGAGTACAACATATTTGCTCTGAGGCATCGCGGCGACTCACACGGAAACCTGTGGGTGACTGAGATTGATGGGCTACGTGCTAACTCAGCGCAGCCGATGATTAGTACCGGTGCGCTGGTCTGGGGTCAGCGTGTTTCACAGGAGTTCCGTGTGAGAGTACGTGAGATTGCTGGCAACCTTAACATCGATGCGTCATGGTTAATGGCTGTCATGGGATTTGAGACGGGTTATCTGTTTAACTCCTCAGTCAAAAATCCCGGCAGCAGTGCCACAGGGCTCATTCAGTTTGTGAGTTCCACAGCAAAATCACTTGGTACCAGTACGACAGCACTTGCGCGTATGACACCAGTACAACAGCTGGACTACGTTGAAAAGTATTTCAACCAGTACAAAGGACGTATCAATAACATTGGTGACTGTTATATGGCGGTGTTCTGGCCTGCCGGTATCGGTAAACCTGACGCGTACGTAATCGCTACGTCACCCTCCAGTGTTTACAACGCTAACGCAGGACTTGATGTTAACCGTGACGGCACTATCACACGTGGCGAAGCTGTATCGCGCGTGAACGATTCTTATCGTCGTGGTCAGCAATACGCTAAATAAAAAAAAATGCCCCATTTAAGGGGCTAAAAGAGCAGCGGTCTTCAGGTATTACGCGTAATACACTTGATATTACTCCCGAGATTCTCTTAGAAAACCAAGGCTAGACATGAGTCTCATCAAATGTACTACGCGTAATACTCCGGTCTCTTCCCGGATGCCAACGCTTGCCGCCAGAGTGCGTAACCTCTCATGAGGGACAACCCAAAACCCGGCTACACATTACGTCATTCGTCACCGCGCTACAACGTGGCAAGGAGCTCCACAGCTAACGGTGTGACCCACATGTGATACATGGAAGACCATAGGATAAATCCTATCTCACTTTTGACGTGACTGTCAACTGTCAATCCTGTATTATTTCAATATCGTTCCGCTGTTGGGGTTTCCATGACCAGTAATACTAAACGCGCTTCAGGTTCACAGGTGCAACGTGTTGCATTTGCTGAAAACATGAAATCCGTTTACACCTCTATTCCCGGTCATGTGTTGTCATTTGACCCTAAAACACAACGTGCACAGATTCAGATTGGAATTCAGCGTGTGGACATCAACGGGATTGCGTGGGTACCCGCACCCATCGTAGACGTACCAGTCCAGTTCCCCGGCGATGGTTTCACCGTTGAATACCAGATTGATACGGGCTGCGAAGGTGTTGTACTGTTCAGTCAGCGCTGTATTGATGGTTGGAAACAAACAGGTGGTACAGCTGACAATCCTGCAGCACGCTTTCACAATCAGCAGGATGCCATGTTTGTACCGGGCATTCGCTCACTACCTAATGTCATAAAAAATTTCAGCAACAATGGTATCAAGCTGCGTAACGAAGATGGAACACAATATGCGTGGCTTAAAAATGATGGTTCTCTTGCTGTGGGTAATGCGCAGGCCAGTGTGAATATCGCCGCAAACGGTCTTGTTGATATCCTGAATGCATCTGGTTCTATCCAGTTACTTGCAAACGGTAACGCAGTAATAAATGGTGTCGTGTTCACACCTCAGGGCCGTATTACTCCACCTGCGGGCGGCGGTTTCACCGGTTCTAACGGTATCCCATACGAGGACCATCGTCACGATGAAACCGGTACAATAACAGGAACACCACGCACATGACCGTACGTAAACTTGATGATAATGGTGATATTGTCACACAGGGTACAATCTTTATCACTGCTCAGGAAGAAATTGAGCAGACTATCCGCACGCGTCTGCGCCTCTTTCTGGGTGAATACTTTCGCGACATCACAGACGGCACACCGTGGTTTGAGCAGATTCTCGGCAAAGGTGTTAATATGTCAGCGCGTGAAGCAGTGTTACGTAACCGCATTGCTAACACACCGGGTGTTATTCGTCTGACAGCATTTAAGCTTGACTTCCCGGATGTGAATGCCCGAGTACTTACGGTCACGGCGAGCGTCCTGACCCAATATGGAATAGCTACGGTGACTGAAAACAATGGCTGAAATTACCAGTAAAGGTTACTTACTCAAAACCGTCAATGAGTGGTTCGACGAAGAGAAACAACTTTATGTTGACATTGACCCCGAATGGAACCTTGACCCTTCCACGCCTGACGGCCTTAAAATTGCCCACGATTCGGAAGTATTTGGCGCGCTGGATGAGGTTATTCAGCAGGCTTACAATTCTAAAGACCCGAACAAAGCAAGTGGCTACGACCTTGACATCATTTCCGCGCTGACTGGTACTACCCGCAGTGAAGGTACTGCATCCAGTGTAACAGGCGCTGTACTAACAGGTGTTGCCGGTACCATTGTACCAGCTGGTACACGTTTCAGGTCTTCCACTACAGGTTCTGTATGGACACTTGACCAGACGTGGACACTGGACGTTAATGGAAGTGCAACTGTAGACCTCACCGCTGAAACAACTGGACCAACCGTTGCACTAGCTAACACGATTACACAGATTGTGGACACGGTGGGGGGTTTAACGGGTGTTAATAACCCTACACCTGCCACGACAGGGACAGGTGTAGAAACAGATAGCTCGCTACGCGTTAAACGTGCTACTGCTGTAGGGCGTCCGGGTAATAACCAGATTGACTCAATGCTGGGTGAGATTTATGCGGTTGATGGTGTGCGCCGGGTAAAAATTTATGAGAATGACACCAACAGTAGCTCTGTAACTACCGACAACCCTTACGGCTTGCCAGCACACAGTATCTCGCCGGTTATCGATGGTGGAACGGATACTGATGTTGCAATGGCTATCTATATCAAAAAGAATCCGGGCGTTTTGCTTAATCAGGCTGGTACCGCTGTCAGCGTCACAGTCACGTCACCAACTTATCCGGATAACCAAAAGGTCATTCGTTTTAGTCGCCCTGTATACGTGGATATGGTTCTGAACATCACCATTAAAAACGATGGTACCTTGCCCACTCAGACGGTGTTACAACCACTCATTCAGAACGCCATTGTGGAATTTGCCGCAGGTGACCTGATTCCCGCCGATGTAGGTTTTAAGATTGATGGTTTTGATATTGGTGAGACCGTACCCTACAGCACAATGTACACGCCGATTAATCAGGTTATTGGTCAGTATGGTAACAGCTATGTGCAAAGCATGACGATAAATGGTGGCACAACAAACGTAGCAATTGCATTTAACCAGTTGTCACGCTGGACCGCTGCAAACATTACGGTGACTATTGTATGAATATTCCTGACCGTATTTATGCTCAATACCGTACAAAGCCAAAGGCTGTCGCATGGTACAACATAGTAAGGTCACTGGCTGCCCAGCTGGATAGTGCCGCGAATGCAGTACGTCTGATGTACGAAATTGACACTGCGGTGGGTGAGCAGCTGAATATACTGGGGCGTATTGTTGTCATTGACCGAAACTATATAGCACCTGTAACAATGACACCGCCTCAGTTTGCGGCTGCGGAAAACTCGCCCGGTGAATTCGGTGATATGTCAGCGATGTTCAGTGAGTTGTCAATAGACTCTGACACACAGCTAACAGATGACTTATACCGACTCGTCATCAAGTCGAAAATAATTAAGAACAATTCAGATGCAACAATTGAATCAATACTTTTTGGGATGAACTTCCTGTTGCCAAATGCGGAAGTCCTGCGCATTACCGATGGTGAGGACATGTCGTTCAGCGTGGAATTCTATGGTAATATATCCGAAGTTGAAAGATATGCATTATTGAATTCTACTCTCGTACCACGTCCACAGGGTGTTCGTTTCGGTGGATTTCTTGAAGGTTACGAGTATGTACAGTCTGGTGATGACACCATGCAGTTTGGTGATACTTATGCTGAATTTGTCGGAACATTCGGTGGAGAATGATTAAATGGCTTTAAAACGCGATGTACACTATCCCGGACGCTTTGTTGCTGCAAGCACGGCGCATCCGCAGGGGGCATTTAAAAATCGTACTACACCAACTGCACAAGACGGTTCATACCTTGAAGCAGATTGGATGAATGACATTGATGGGTTCTTTGCCCGTGCTCTTAATATTGCCGGGGTAACTCCAAACGGGAATGCCGATACCGGCACATCAAGTCAGCTATTCGACTCAGTTGTTACTGCAATGCCGGGAAAATTCCTTGGCGCTACTGTCTTGACTCAAACAGGAACTTACTCACCTCGACCGGGAGCAAAAACACTGATAGTTGAGGCTATTTCAGGTGGTGGAGGAAGCAGAACTGGCTCTACAGCCAGCGGACAAACAGGAGGAACGACGCCTGGGTATCATGGGCAGTACAATAAATCATTGTATCAGGTATCTAACTTGTCATTTCCTATAACTGTCACAGTGGGGTTAGGGGGTGCTGCAAACTCATACGGAGGAGCAACATTCTTTGGTCCATATATGTCACTGGATGGCGGCAATCCAGCCGATGGCACCTTGTCGTCCAGTGGTGCTGGAATAGCCGGTAATGCCTATGCAAGAATTGGTGCAACAAACACATCAACAGGATTTATCTTATCATCATCGCAGGGAATTTCTATATCCACTCCTGTCATTCAAGTTACAGCAGGAACAGCGGCTGGATTCTTCGCGCCAATGTCACCTTTCCCCGGAGGATGGCAAGGTCGGGGTGCTGATGGAATTTACGCTCCCGCAGGGACAAGCTACACAGGGAAGACAGGTAATCCGGGCTACGTTTTAGTTTTGGAGTTTTCATAATGGCTTATTATGTTCTGGTAAAAGACGGTTATGTTTTTAACGCTATCGTTTGGGATGGTCCGGGCGAAAACGGAGAGAATGACCTTGATTTTGGTGAGGGTGTTACTTATCACAGAATTGAAGATGATGAGGGTGTTGGGATTGGGTGGACCTACTCTGAAGGGAAGTTTACTCCACCACCAGAGCCGGAAATACCTCATGAACAACTTGTACAGCAAGCGGAGAGTGAGAGGAACGCAAGGATTACATCAGCTAATTCCGTTTTTTTAGAGTGGCAAACCAAGCTTCTGTTAAACCGCGCCACAGAAGATGAGAAAGTCGCACTAAACAAATGGATTGATTATGTTGAAGATATCAGGGCTGTTGATACGCAGCAGGCTCCCGATATCACATGGCCCGAAGAACCGCCAATTCCGGAGGCTGGACAGTGACACTCGATGATATCGTAAATGCCACGGTGAAAGCTGAGGGTGGTTACGTTAACGACCCGTCCGATAAGGGCGGGGAAACTAACTTCGGTATCACACTGGCAACAGCGCGTGCAAATGGTTACAAAGGTGCAATGATTGACCTTCCGCTGCAGACTGCTAAAGATATTTACCTCAACGAGTATCTGATTAAACCGGGGTTCAGTACCTTCCCGTCTGAGGTGGCTGCAGAGCTGTTTGACACAGGCGTGAACATGGGACCGGCTACCGCAACCAAATTTCTTCAGCGTGCAGTCAATGCACTCTTTGGAAGTGGTCTGACAGTTGATGGTAAGATGGGACCCGCAACGCGTGGTGCTGTCACGGGGTATCTCGCGTCACGTCCTAACGCATCATCCATCCTTGTGAAGGCTCTCAACTGTCTGCAGGGTGTGCGCTACATTGAACTCGTTGAAGGTAACGCTACTCAGCGTAAGTTTATAAATGGGTGGCTGGCAAACCGCGTGGAGATTTAACAATGTATTACTTTTTAGCCTTTGTGGTGGGGATTGTCGTTGTGTTATTCATTCTGCAAAAATACACAAAGCTTGAGTTTGTCGCTCATGCGAAATTGTTGTGGAAAGCGTGGTCAGTGTGGTTATCTGCGCTGGGTGTTGCATTGGGTGTCTATCTTGCCTCAGCACCCGACGCACTTATTCAGGTGTGGCTAATGCTTCCACCCGACCTGAAAGCGCTGTTGCCGGTCAACGTGGCGCAGTATATCAGCTATGCTATTATCGCACTGGGTGTCATCTCTAAATTCATCCGCCAGCCGAAGCTTGAACAACAGCGTAAAGAGATGGAGCAACACCATGACTGAATTATACACGTGGCTCGCTGGCGCAGGTGCTGTACTGATTGCTATTGTGGGTGCATGGTGGAGTGGTCACAGTAAAGGGAAGTCTGTTGCGGAGAGTAAGGCTACAGAGGATAAAGCAGCCGCATCAGTAGCTGCAGCACAGGCTGTTACTGAACGTCAGTCAACCGTGGTGAAAGAGGCGTCAAATGCTGAACAGAAAGTTGCTAATTCTTCCGATGCTGATGTTGATAACGAGTTGCTCGGTAAGTACACGCGAAAAAGCTGAGCCTGTTGTTGTGGACACAGCGTGCAACTGGGTGAAACGTATTTACGTAACGGAAAATGATGTGAAGGTTATGGACCGCCAGACCAAGCGCGACATTTTAACCCATAACCAGAAGATGGATGCTATTTGTTCACCGGACGGTCACGCGGGTCAAGCTCAAGCTTCTGCTCAATAAGTGTCAGTCGTACGTTCTGCTGTACCTGCCGGTCTTTGAGACTTTCCATCTGAGAGTAGTTCCAACCAAGAAGTCCAAGGACGGACGGTAAGAAAAGGCTGATAACCACGATGACGGCGGTGACGCCTTTGGAGTGGAGGAATACGGTCTTGCCAATCTCGCTAATCTGCGCCTGCTGCGCACTTAACGTCTGATTAAGTTTCTCAATTCCGGTAGTGAGCAGCACTTCCACACGCTCAACGTGTTCCTTTGTGAACTTATTCTCACTCTGATTGACGATAAGCTGTTGCACAGCCTGATTCAGAGTGCGGATATCCTGCCGGAATTCTGTTACATCTTCCCGTAAGGCTTCGATTTTGTCAGCACTCACAATAATATCGTCCACGATTCTACCGTTATTAATCTTAATAATAACTTAATCATGAGGCAGAGTCGAGTTTATAGCAATGAGAGTAATCTTAGAGGTAAAGCCGCACGAGGCGGCTATTTGAGGAGGGGTAAAACGAGTTTCTCTGCTTCAGCAATGTACCAGTCATAACATATCGCTGACCAGTCAAAGTCCTTAGCATCTGCACACTCTGTTACACGGTGACCGGCACAGATACCCGTCTCACGTACTGCAGTGTGTTTACTACGTGATTTGGTGTGAATGCGTTCATCCCACGGTATACCAGCTGCATCTGTGTCACCGGGCTGTCCCGTAATCTCACGCATTACCGAATAGTAGTCATCATCCTTCACACCGTTCTTACGCTTCCACGTACCGGGCTGTCCGGTAGGCTGTAACAACTTAACGAGTGAACCACCTGTACGGCTGATGAAGTACCGCGTGGTATTCTGCAATTCCTGCTCGGCACTCCATTCCGGCCAGCGCATAACAAGTGTCGCCGAACGTGGCACTTTAGCGCGTAACATGAAATCGAACTGGTCGCGGTGAGAGGTGATAAAGCTGCGGATATCCTTACCGTGTACCAGTGCTGCTTCTGCTGCCATTGGTACAATCATTGCAGATGGGTCCTGATGATACTGGTATTTATATTCGTATGCTCCTTTCCTTTTAATTTTCATATTTCCAAGACTCCCTACTTGCGTGGTTGGGGTGATATCCAAAATCCTTTTCGGCTTTTTTTCTAACACGTATCGCTTCTGATTTATCTTTGTAAGTTCCTAAGTCGTACCGAATGCCCTGATGAGAAATTCGTGCCAACCAATTATTACCGTTTCGCGTTACTCCGCGACAGCCCGACGTATTATCCTTTCGTTCGCCTTGATTTCTTGAGTTTTCAAAAGCGTCGACTAAACGTAAATTAGAGTATCTGTTGTCTTTTCTGTCACCGTTGATATGGTCTATTTCACCATCTGGATGTTTGCCCGTTTCATGAAACCATGCGAGACGGTGAACGAGGAAATACAATCCGCGTATATTAACCCAGTAGTATCCGCGATTATTACTTTCAGTTATTGGTATATCACAGGGTTTACACTGTCCCTTGCTGAAGTATCGTTTGATTCTTCGCATAACTCCTGTGGTTGGCTCATATGAGAAATGTTCCTTGAAATACAGAGTCGTCAGCTCTTCACGGTTTTTAAATTTCCATTGCATAATTTATACCATTGCGATTTGATTTATGACTACTATATCACTGAGAAAGGTTTAGTCAATAGTGATTAAATAATTGTTGACATCCCTCTGATACAGTGACTTGACGATGTCGGTTTCAAGCCCGAGCATTGTGTCACTTTCCCATTGCTCACTGATGGACTCAACCAAATTGTCATATATAGCTGGATAGTATATGACGGCGCCGTCAGTATTCGTTTGCGGTATAACAACATCTGGCACTTGAGCAAGCAATCTGTCCACCAACATAGCCAGACAAAGTTGTCCGGTAATGGTAATGCTCAATAGGCATTTGTGGTCGCAGAAAGGACTGTACTTACTGCCCATGTTGCCGAATGTCCCGTTAAGTGCCAGTTTCAACGTGGCATCGACAATCTTATCACCGGCTCGTTTTGCATCGCGTCGCTTAAAGAAAAGCTGCTCATACACGTCACAGAATGTTTCTCCAAGGTGTTCCGGAAAATATCTGTTTTTGATACTTATTGAGGGGTACATGCTTGTGACATCTTTGTTCTTTAGTAAATATTCTTCAGATGAATGAAAGACACAGTTCGGAATTCCACTGTGGATACCTCCGAGGCCAAAAGAATATTCAACACCATCGACAACCACGCTCATGTCGTTAAAGACGCCTTTGGTGGTAAGTAGTTCATCCTGTTGTTTCTTACTGAGGACAACATTTCGCATGCGCTCCAGAATCTGATTGAATTCGGGTCGCGCAAATTTGATGTAGGAAGGTATACAATCAGCAAGTTCAATACGTTCCCGAATTGTTGCACCAGAACAACGGACACCGGCTTTTTCCAGCTCATTTACGAAAATGTCTTTACCAATCTTCGTGTCCGCATGGTTCATGAAGTTCTTACCATACGTGGCGGTCAGTTCCTCACGGAAGGTAATCTTTTCCAGACAGCGCACATAAAACTTCAGCGTCTCGCGGACGTCGTGTTTGTTGTACTCAATCAGGATGTCCTTCTGTGCATCATCCAGTGTTGCGCCCACGGGGAATGGCAGGTCCTTAACGTTACGGGACTGCATGGCTACTTCCAGTGCCTTCAGACTGGTGCGACGTGCCTTGTTATCGAAGTGATTAATTTTGTAGAGGTCAATCTGCTGAAATACCTGTTCACGGTCCCACACCATGTTAGCCCAGCTATTTTCGTTGTTCGACTCGATAACCTGTTGTGCTTTGGCAAAGATTTGCTGTGGAGTAACACCCGCGTGTTGCTGAACCAGCCAGTGCATGATTGGATAGTCAAACTCAAGGTTGTTGAAGCCAATACCGCGTGCGCCAGAACGTCCCATATTGTGCACCATATCGACAAGTGCCTGCCAGTCATTACGGCGGTCGGAAATCTCATACATGAGTTCC